ATGGTTATCTTCATACCTTGACATTAACAACATATTATCTTCATTTGTTATGTTCATCTTTTTAGCTTTAAGTTTAACAGTCTTTCTCTTATTGCTTTTCTTTCTTTACCCTTTGGTAATTTGTCTAGTAGCTGTTGTAGCTTTTGTATTAGTTTCTTGCTCATAGTTTTAAAATAATATTCCTTGTACTTGTGGTTTATATTCACTTATGTATCTTTTATTTTCACCTTTAGGGTATTTTAATGTTTCAAGTTTAAAGTTTTTTAAACATTTCTTTTTAAACTTTTTGCTTCCACTAAATAATATATATCTGTGTTTTGGTAATATTTCTATTTTCTTTAATTCAAGTTTTTGTATTATATCATTTGCACAAGGTATCCATTCGTAATTATTCATAACACTATCAAAGGTATCATCAAAGTTTAAAATTGTTTTTAATTTGTTCCAATCATCAACATTTGGATAACTAAAACCTTTATCTAATCTAAACCAATGTTCAAGTTTTTGTATATGTAAATTTAACTCTATTGATAACATTTCATTATTGTAGTTGAATAACGTTTTGCTATCTCTTAAAAATTGTGCTATTAATTTACTATCAATACTATTTTCGTTTAGTCTTTTTTTAATGATTTTAAATTTATGATTAATTACTTTATCAATTAATTTTAAACTTCTTTTGCTTGGTGTTTTGGTTAAAAAAAAACCTCTTTTTGCATTTTGATATGGTACGGGTGTTTTAAATTGGTCTTTTGTTATGTCTATAATTTTATTGTTGCTATCTTTTAAGAACCAATGTGTACTATTTTCGTGTTTAATGTGATAAACTTTCAAATTATCACCACTTAAATGATAGTATGTTTCACTTGCTACATAACAATGACCAGTAAATCTATTTTTATCTAATATGGTTCTGTATTCCTTTTTAAGTAAATCATCAGATAAATTTAATACAATTCTATTTATTAGGTTTATTTCTTTTTTTAATGCTTTTTGTTTATGCCCTATATTTCTAAAATGAAATTCTTCACCATACTTATCAATTAGTTTTGTTGTGTTACTACTTACACCTGTATATATAAAATTTGTTGCTTGATATATATAACCGTTGTGGTTCATATTAGCATCTGCAAATGAAACCACTATTTTATTATTTGGTATTTTTTTTATTGCATTAGCTACAAAAAACGATAATGTATTTTTTGGTAATCCATCATTTACAACTAACCTATTTAATTCTAATACATATTCTTTTAAACCAGAACCACAAATACTTTCAGCTAATGTACTACTTGGTGGCATACCAAAAGTAACAACACCAACTAATATATTTTTATTATCAAACAAGCCAAATGCGTATGTAATACTACACATTCTTTTTGCATAGTGCTTATTTAAAAGCCAGTCTTTACATTCATATGTTTTTATTCTGTTTACTTTCATAGCTTTTCTATTTTGCTTATATATCCCAGCACCAAATAGGAGTTTTTTTGCCAACATAAGCACCACTTACATTGTAAGTAAAATGCTCTAAAGCATCATCAATTGACATATCTATATTTAATATTTTAATACATTTAGATACAGAATATATTAACCTCATTTCATTTTTTTCTAAACCAATTACAGCATCATCAAACCCATTAGCTTTTAAAAATTCTTCATCATAAAAATTCTCTATTATTTTTTCTAATATATTCACGTTGCACAATTTATTATTTCGTACTCACTATTGTTTTGTTTCCATTCAAAAGACCTTAACACTAAAGCTGCCCTTTCATCATACATATCTTGTTGTTCTTCTTCTAGGTTTCTGTATTTCTTTTCGTTATGTGTTAGGCTACTTTCTTTTGTTAGTTTGTTTAGTTTCTCTATTGCTTTGAAATAATCTTTTTCTAGTGCTTCGTGTTTTTTTTCTATAATCTCTAATCTCGACAATTGGCTGTATTGTAATTGTGACCTTACTATAAAATTGCTTTCTAGTTTATCATAGTAATCAAATCTTGATTGTTTATAGATAGGATACATTTTGTTTGCGTGTATTGCAGTTGCGTGGTCAAATGATTTGCCGTTTGATTTTATAAAGTCTGATATGCTTACCCATCTCATATCAAGTTTGTTTCTTAATATATGACAAAGCAATGCTCTATGTTCTACATATTCTGTTTGTCTTGTTTGTTTGTATATATCTATACCAGATAATTGTATAAGTAAATCACTTATTTGTTCTGGTGTTTCTAGTTTGTTTATATCGTCTTGCATAAAGCTAATATTTTTAAATCTTCTTGTATTTCGGTTAACATTTTAATTGCATCTTGATAGTCTTGGTTTTGTATTGCTTCCTTGACTATCTCTAAATCATTTACCATTGCTTTGTAGTTTTTGGATATATAAAGCTGCATCCATTAGTTCTTCTTTTAAGTGTTGTAAAAAGTCATCGTGCTTGTTGTCTTGTAGTGTTGTTTTGTATTTGTCTATTCCTACACAACTTCTTATATCAAACTCTCTTTTTAAATCTTCTACTATTTTATCTTTCATATTATTTTAAAATTGTGTGCATATATATTTTACTTGTATTGGTGTTAGATTAAACCATTCACCCCTTACTCTATATTCTGAATATAATTTATGTAATTTTTTTTCTATATTCTTATTCCAAATCTTAACCATTTTAATACTTGGCTTTTCAGATTGCAATGTTGTTTCTCTATGTTTTGGGTTTTTTGATTTACCAATCTTATATAGTTTTGTATGATTGTCTTTTATTAAATAAGTTTTTACATTATCTGTTAAAATATTAATTTTATTTTTTTTACAAAATTCTATACACATATTTACTACTTTATCAAGATTAGTATATTTTAATTTTTTTCTATTAGCTTGTTTTATTTCTTTGTTTAAATTTATAAAAACATTTTCATCTACCTTAAAACCATTATACCAGCCCACCCAACCAATCGGTATCATTAGCCAAGTGCCATCTTCTCGTTCTTCTATCTTTATAGCATCAAGTTTATTTACTGTTACTATATCATCTGATTTGTTCATTTTGTTTTGTTTTTCAGTTAATATTTATTCAGTTCTTAATTTTAAAAGGTGATAGCACTCAACATATTTTTGTCTTGCTTTACCTTTGTATTCTTGTTTAAATAATTCGTATAGCTTTCTTGTGTATTGGTATTTAGTGTTGCAATCTTTAAAATGCTTTTCTGCAAACTTAACACCCTTACCTTTAAAGTAGTTTACATTGTCAGCAGTATCACCAACAATCATTTGCTCATAGAAATTGTACATAGCTTCTTCTTCTGTTATGTCTAAAACAACCTGGTGCTTGTAGTGATAGTTGTACATCAAGCAAGGGAATTGTTTGTAGTCTTTATCTATGCTGACTATCATAACTTCATCCCTACCAATATCATCACTTATTTGTTTCCAGTACCTAGCAACCATATCATCAGTTTCAATACCGTAACCCCATATACTATCGTATTGGTCTTTCACAAATTGGTGCATCTCATTTAATAATGGTGGCAGTTCTTGTTTCTTCCTATTGGCTTTGTACTTCTTTGTTATTAGTTTTCTAAAGTTACCCTTTGAACCACTAAAACATAATACCTTGTCTATAGTATATTTTTCTTCCAAGTCGTTTACGATTTTCATAAACTGCTGGTCAAACTTGTTTCTACTATCCTCTATATCGGTGTAGTACTTTTCATCATCTGGTGTTTCTCTTTTACGGTAACAACTTGCAAAGATTAAACTATCTGCATCTACTAATAAAATCATAATTCTGCTTGTGCTATTTTAATCATTTCTAGGTGCATCTGTTGTATCTTCTTTTGTTCTTTGCACACCATACTAATAATACTTGGTAAGTCTCTAAAAAGCTGGTCAGCATCCATTACAAGTGTTTTATCTTCATCTACATTACCATAACCTATTACAAGTTCACCATCAGAACAATGCAAGGTATGTGTTTCACCTACGTATGTATGATTGTCTTTTTCATCTAGTTGCTTGTAAAGTACTGCAATTAGTTCTTGTTGTTCTTCTACTCTTGATTGTAGCCTGTCTATCCTGTTATCTTGTTCCATTTGTCTATTGTTATGTTAAGTTTTAAATAATTCTTTTTACCTGGTTTTACTTGGTAGTTAATTTGTACATCTGTTATCTCACTATCTTGTTCAGTATGAAATTCTATTTGCTTTTTTAACTT